CAGAAACCAAAGATCCTGTCACCGCGGACGAAAGTTCGCCGTTGACTATCTCGGTAGCTGATGTCGCATCCCCTTCTGTGCCGCGCGCTCTTAGAGCGGCTTCACAGGAGGTTCGGCGACAGCGGGCTTCCGAGGGCCCGTCTCACCCCGCAGGGGGAGGGTCGGACTCGAAGGAGTTAGTTGTCGGGAGGAGTGGTAATGTGCGGAGGAAGCTTCGCAGTGCTGGTCGTCGCCTTCGCATCCTAACGGATGTGTGGCGTGTGGCCTTATCTGCAGCATTCTCGGCTAACATTACCAGGGGAGGTTGTCCTGCGGCACCTCGGGTCCACTTCATGTGGGCCCGTGGTGTCCAGTTCATCCGTAAGACTGCCTGCCACCAGGGCGTCTATCGAGCGGCTCGTGTGCTTAAGGAATTCTCCTCGGCTTGCCGAGAAGCGTTTCTTTTGTCACGCAAACCGCCCAAATCGAAGCTCTGGAACGGCGGGGACCCGGGTTGGGGGAGCACGACCATCTGTGGACAGTTGTCCATGATTGGTCGGGCCCTCCCGGTCGGTGCAAGCAAGGAGACTCAGAAGTCTCTTGACCAACATGAGTCCCGCCTTACGGCGGAATTCAAGGTTGGACAAGATGACTTGGACTCTCTTTCTGCTTTTGCCGAGACCTGGGCCAAGAGGCACCTGCCTCGTGTCCCCCGGTATTCGGACACTGCTTCGTTCCTTTCGGGGAATTCAGCGACGTTCGATACCGGGAAGTCACAAGGAGGGCTCTCTTCTAGTCTTAGGATTGACCTTGCCAGTGCCTGTCTGCAAGATCCCCCACCGCCCCCGTCCTTTGTTCCTTGGAACATTTGGAATGGGGCGCTGTTGGAAATTGCACAGGTCGCTAACGTGCCTTCAGGTGGCATTCCTCAGGGTCGCGTGTGCGTCGTTCCCGAACGGGGGCTCAAGACTCGAGTTGTGTCTGCTATGCAGACGCAATCTCTGGTCTTGGGCCATCTCGCTCGTCGACGACTCATGCGCGGCCTGAAGAAGTGGCACTTGACTCGGCGCGTGGTAACTGGTAAGGAGGAGGAATGTGTGCCTTCGCTTCATGGAGCCGTCGGGGCTGTCTTGTCTTCGGACTTGACAGCCGCGTCCGATATGATCCCAATTGCGGTCGCTCAGGCGATCGTAGCTGGTCTCATTCGGTCGGGACGGTTCCTTGAGGCTGAGGCGGAGGGAATGAGGCTCTGCACTGGACCTCAGCGGCTGACGTGGCCTAACGGTCACGTTGCCGACACTTCCCGTGGTATCTTGATGGGTCTGCCCACTACGTGGGCTCTCCTATCAATCTACCACGGTTGGTGCTGGTCAGCGGCTGAATCGGTGCAGCGGCAATTCATGACTAATGTCGGCGGATCCGGGATCCTCGCGAAAGCGCAGATCTGCGGCGACGACTTAGTCGGAATCGCCATGCCTCGGGCCCTCCGTGCCTACGAGAGTGCTCTCACCCGCACGGGGGGAGAATTCTCGCCAGGCAAGCACTTTCCTCCTACCGGATGTCGTTGCGTCTTCCTCGAGACTCTCTGGGAGCTGCGGGGGCCCCGGATACAGATCACCGATTCGTTGGTGCCTGTATGTCGGGTCCGCCGCGGAAAGAAAGGTAAGAGGCGTAGAAGGGTTCAGATTAACGTCTGGACCGTGAACCGCTTCACCTCCAGCCGACTTGTCCCTGCACTGCCCCTTCGGGGGTTAGTGGAGGGAGATGAACCCCTGTATGGCGGAAACGCCGTACCGGAGTACATCGGTGCGGGGTTGGCTGAGTCCGGATTGCTCCGGCTCGGCTACCCCCGTGCCCTAGTCGGTTGGGCTGCTCGCACACTACGACCTTCCCTTCCAGGGAAGTTCGCGGCCGCGGGCATACCACCTTTCCTACCGCGGAGCCTTGGCGGTGCTGGTCTAGTCAATCGACCGGGCCAGCGCGTCAGGGCTTCAAAGCTCCACAGGAGGGCTCTAGCTTCGTTGCTGTACTCGCAAAGTCCTGAGACAGCCGTAGTCCACTCTTACGAGCGGCTATGGGCTCCTTACTCAATGAGCAAGGACCTGTCTCGGAACGATGTTGAGCACTGCTTCAAAGCCTACCGCATCCTTCCGCCCGGTAAGGTCCACCCTTCGTGGGTAGACCTTGGCCAGGTGGAAGATGCAGTAGCTCGATCGGCTACGTGGGCTTCAAGGCCCCTCGAGGTCATGCTTGGCGAGACCGGTGAACAGAAGTACGTCTCCTTTGGGAGTCTTACTGCTCGAATCCGTTCTCGCCGGCGTGACCTCTTGGGACTTTGGAAGTCCGCTAAGCCAGTCGAGTTGAGTCCGAGTCTCGAAGAAAGGTGGGAGTCCGTGCGTGCTATGCACGTGTGGGCTCCGCTTGGCGCGGTGACAGCGCGGGACAGTGACTGTACCACCGTTCGTGATGACCAGAGGGGTGACCCTCTCATCTTCAACGAGCATGTGATACTGGCACACCTCCCTCT